ATCCAAAATACCCTGACCAGCAGAAGTATCCATGCTAGCCAAGTGCAGAGCCAGATATTTGATCGCTGTAAGCGTAATGTCATTCCATTTCCCGTCAACTGGCTGAGGGAAACCATCCGCCAATGTGTTAACGGTCGCATCGTGAATTAGCTCTTTGAGAGTGTCGTCTGACATGCTCCGAGTTAATTTAGGTGCTGCGTTCTTCAATGCAGTGATCGGTACCACTGGATCATCAGTGTTCATAGTTCCCCTCCTTTAGCTAATTAGCAGTTGGTGTATTGATACCAGTAATTTGAACGAATGCCGATGGGTAGCGAACTGCCAAACCACCATGACGTTCAACATAAGGAATCTTAGTAACACCGTCGTGGTATTCCTGTTGTAATTGAGTCATTTCCATTGCAACTGGAATTTGTGCAATGTCCTCGTCAGTTAAGCAGACAATAGCCATATCTTTTTGCTTGTCAGCCTTTGAAGCGTTCTTTGCATGCCAGTATTGACCTTCAAGTTCAGGAACAGCTTGAATTGAACTAAAGTATTGAGAAACCATGTCTCTAACAGTGATGTCAGGACGAAGCTTTGATACTGGGTTATCAAGCAAGTCAATTTCGGCTTGTGGCATCAATAAAGTTGGCTTTGCGTTTGCGTAACCAATCAAGTGAGTAATCTTTTGGACTGCTTCACGTAAGACATTACGCATCTTCAAGGCACCGTCTTCTGTGTCTTGTGCCAACTTATCAAGTGCGTGGTCACCATCAAGAGCTAATTGTTGGAAGCCGGTCACATCTGTATTAGTGTCAGTCAAGCCAATAATTTTAGTGTTAGGACCAATATCCATACCGTTGAAAATGATACGGTCACGACGTTCAGCAAGACCACGAGCAACAAGAGCAGCTTGATCAGCAAGCAAGTTGACGTTAGCTGCTTGTGCTTCTTGAAGTTCCATCCATGAGTACTCACAAGCTAATGCTGATTGAGTAATTGGAACTTCATATTCCTTGAAACCTTCGTCAACTACTGGAATGTCAGTGCCACGGTTTGCGTAGGCTTGTGCCATTGCCTTAGTTGAACGAACCTTGTATCTGTAAGACATTTGGATTGGGTATACTTTGATAGTGCTAAATAATTGCAAAGCAACTAGTGGAGCAGTCTTTGGATCGTAAATAGTTTGATCGATATAGGTTAATTGTTCCTTAGTTGCAACTCCCATTTGAGCCATTAACTCATTACCTCCTAATTTTTCTTGGTTTCAGATGCTGGGGTTGGCGTTTCAGGTGGTTGAATTGCGTGTGCATCGTCCTTGGTTGGGTCAGCGCCACCGGTAGTGCCACCAAAACGAGTGCGGACTAAAAGACGTGCAGTTGAGCCTTTATCAGCCGAACTTAAAAACCGACCAACTGCATCGTCCGCAGTGGTCGGTTTAAATGAACCGTCAGCATCAACAGTGGCAAGTTCTCCACGGTCGACATCTTCACTAACCGGAACATTGATAGTTCCATCAGTAAGAACACCGAGAACTTCGCCTGGATGCCATTTATCTTTTTCAATGTCGTCTTCATAGAAGTGGTCAACGTCTAAGTAGCCACGCTTTGCTGCAACGCCGTAGATAGGTGCTTTGGTAGCTGTAACTGCTTGACCGTTAACTAAAGAAACGCCAGCGCCGAATGGAATATCGGCACTAGCGACTTCTGTTAAGACTTCGTATTGTCTTTCAACTGTACCGGCGGATAGATGACCGTCGTGGTACATGGTTCCATCAGGAATTGCCATTACTTGTTACCTCCCTTATTCTTGTTTGCAAGGTTGTAGAAGTTTTCATGCATTTGGTTAACTGAAACATTGCTGTCAGCACTGTCGCCCTTGAAATCGTGAACAGTTGCACCAACGAAGTGTGACTTCTTGCGATTCATAATTGACTTGAAGTAAGCGTCAATGTAGGTATCATTTTGACCGTCAACGTCTGAGGCGTCACCATCAACATGCTTAATAGCTTCGATCTTCATTTCCTTGTCAGTCTTGCCATGAGGATCAAAGCTATCACCGACAACAGACTTCACATTGTCGATCAATGCCATACGTTCATCCACGGCTTTTTGGAAGCCGTCACCTTCAAATTTGTTTCGATAATCTTGTAATTCCTTTTCAAGACTATCGGCTTTTGCTTGTGCCTCAGACTTGTCCTTGTCAGCTTGTTCACTTCCGCTTTTCAAAGCGTCACGTTCATCAGTTAACTTCTTAATTTGTGCATCGAGATCATTGATCTTTTTTTGCTTTGCTGAGTTATCAGAATCAAACTTGATCAATTTATCTGCATCATCGGTAGCGACCTTAATGGTTTGGTTGCCAATGCGTACTTTTTCAAAATCCATTTGTGGTTTTTGCCCTTTCTCTTTACTAATGCCGTCTATCTCACCGATCATTTCGGCTGCATCGCCAACAACTGATCTATCTAGTGAGATGTCTGGACCTTCTCTTGCCACATCAACAACAGCAACGTGGTTGATAGTGATGTCCTTTTGTACTGAGTCATACTTGGTATTCTTATAGACACCGCTTTGAGGAACTACCTGCGTTTGAAAGCCAATACTTAGTTGACGCTTACCGCCACTAATCTTTTTGATTAGATCAGGGTTGGTAATAGTCATATCAACTCGAACAGTGCCATCTGTGCGGTCAACGTGAGCGTTTGACGCAGTAAAGCCTTTCATCAATGCGGTTGAATTGTCTCTATTGACTAAGATTCTTTGACCGTTGGCATTTTCTGGATGGTTATCTGTTACCGGCTTGTTATTAGCACTTTCAACCGTGCTGTCAGACAGGATGTCCTCTGGAAGCTTGGCTTCTTTATGAATTGATCCATCTGGTTTTACGTATTTAAAAACGCCAGTACGTGCGATTGGGACGTTTCTGGCGTGAATAAAGCCTGTAATGGGATCAGTTGTCATACCTGCGACTGTTGCAGTGTCGTACCGGGTTATCATCCTTCAAGTGGTACGTCTACAGCTTGATTTGGAATGTAGATCACTTGACCAGCCTTAACAACCGGGTTGTTTTTAGGCAAGCCATTGAAGTAGCGGAGTTGTTGGTAGGCAACTAAGACTTCGTTTGCAACATCAAGTAAGGTTTGACCTTCCTTAACTGTGTAGGTTTTGCAATTTGTGTAATCAAATCCATTCTTTGCCACTCGTTTCACCTCCTTTTTTGGAGTTGATTGAGCGTTTAACGCAGTTTTTTCGTGATTAACTGCTACTTCTGGCGCATCTTTTGTGGTTTTTGGTGCGTCAACTGTTACTTTCTCTGAGTTAATACCGAAAAGTGGTTTGTTATCTGTCATGTCTTACCTCCTAATAAAAGCTAAATATCGGATCAGCCACACAGCGGCAGTTGATTGGTTCGCCAGGCATCTGTCCATCATCACCGCCAGTTGGATCGTCGTAGGTTTGACGAGTGCCATCTAGTTCTTGATGTTTGGGCCGTACTCGGTTATCTTCCATTGATTGCCAGACGTAATCTTTTGCGCCCGCCGCTTTGTGTCGACTCTCATTGAACTTAGCAAGCGCTGATCCGGTTTGATCATTAGCAACAAGTGCAGCATGTCTGACTGACATACCAGTTTGTTTAACGATTTCTTTTGTAATTACACCGGTGCCGTCACCATTTGAGATAGCTCGTGAGATGACACCAGTGATGCTGTCTGCATATCGATCCTTCATGTACTTGATCAGTTGGACGTTCTCAGCAACTCGTGCGTTAAATATCTTGGTCAATTCAGGGCTATCACGTATTGGGTTGATACCAGCTATCCGAATCTGCATTGCAACGTTGTTGTAGCTAAACATATCAATCGTTCTAACAAACTGTTCAGCAATTTTGCGAATAGTTGCATCACTAGTGGCTTGTTTGATCGTGTAGCCCATAGCATCGAGGTTATGTAGTACATTCTGTTGTTCTGTTTCAGTCGGATTGTTCTTTTTAGGTGCATCACCAACAATTTGAGTACCGCCTTTGAAGTAGTCCCCCATATAGACGTTGAAATACTCCATAGCGACTTTGCGCCACTGATAAACCAATCTAACGATGCGTCTTCGATAAGCATCTTCAAGATTGCGAGGATAGCGAGTGTGAGGCATTCTTCTATGAGTCGTCATGTTTCTCAGCTCGTTTCTTGTCTTTTTGATAGTTATCCACAATGTTCTTTACAGTTTCAGCATCAACACTGTCACCTGCTGTCTGCATTGCTGGGTTAGGGTTGGTGTCTTGACCT